ACATAAGCGGTCTCTATATTATTACTGAAGTAAAGCAAGTTATTGCTTCTGGAAATAAAGCCGCAACAACATTAAGAATTAATAAGGATGGATACTTGAATAGTTTGTTTGAAAAGTCACTTTATAATGTGGGATCGTTAAGTATTCCTGGGATTGGTAGAGCATGATATACGACGATTTTTATGGCGATAGATTTAGATGGTTTGTTGGTGTCGTAAAAGACATTGGCGATGATCGCTCACGTGTTCGTGTTCGAATTTTTGGTATCCATCATACAGAAGATTTAGAGAATGTTTCTGACGGTGATCTCCCATGGGCACAAGTTCTGTATCCTACAACTGGTGGTCAAACATCAGGTGGAAATGTTAGCCACAATTTGGTCCCTGGCTCTTGGGTTGTTGGTTTCTTTTTAGATGGAAATGATTCACAACAACCAATCGTTCTTGGTGTTATAAATGGAGGTCAAGGATCGGTAAACTCTTCTCCAGAGCAAAGAACAAATTTTGATGCAGGATCGCCAACACAGAACAGTTCAAATCCTGCAGGAACGATTGATCAGAACACAGGAACACCGACAACTACTCAACTTGAAGGAAATAGTAATGTACAAAAAGTATATAACTATTTTTGGCAAAAGATTAAGGCTGAAGGTGCACTATCTGGAGATTTAAAAGTTATTGTTTCAGCAATCATTGGAAATTTACAACAAGAATCTGGACAGAACATCAATCCACAAGCATGGAATCCAAGTGACAGAGGCGAAGTGTCTGGTGGTATTGCACAGTGGAGAGCAGGAAAATACGACAGACTAAACCCTTTGATGAGATTTTCTGGATATAATTCTAGACCATCAAGAGGAAGTTTGCCCCCATTAGAAAAACAATTGGATTTTATGTGGCATGAATTACATACTTCAGAACGTTCTGCATACAACAAACTATTAACTTCTACAACTATAGAAGATGCTGTAGCAGCAATTATTCATTTTGAAAGAGATGAATCCTACAGAAAAATTAATGGTGTTTGGACAGTCGATAGAACAAATGGTAGTTATAGAGCGAAATTAAATAATGCACGTAAAATTCTTTCTTCTGTTTCATACACTGGTAGTGCTAATTCGGGGACACCTTCATCATGAACTTAGTATCACCTCTTTCTGTTGCTTATCATAAAAATATAACTTTTAATTTTTCAAACACATTGAGAAACCAAGTGGTAAACTTGAGTAGTTATTCCTCAAGTGGATATGTAATAGATATTAATGGAGAAGTTTATTCGACAGGAAATGCTTCTGGCGATACAGTGACAGTTACGATAATAGGTGGTTCGGATAGATTTATTAATGAAAAATCATATAGATTAGAATCAAAATTTTACATGACTGAGCCTCAAAAAGTTACACTATATAAAATTATTAAAGAATTATCAGAAAAAACTGATTCTGCTAATATTACAAGTAATAATGATAAACTCGAACAAGCATTGAATGCCCTTTATAGGAATAATTGTGGTTAAAAATGGCAATAGATAAATTTTCTTCTGATCCTTCGAAGGTCAAAAAAGTTACTAATCGTGAAGGCGATGGCATTTCACGTAGCGACTCACCACAGTATGTTGGTGGAGCAGTAAACATTCCTTATTACGAAGTTTCTGTTAAAGAAAAGCCTGGGCATGGTTCAGACACTACAATAACTCATACTGGACCTCTTGCAGGAACTTCAACTGGTATTGGAAAACCCACAGACATGCAGGGGTTTGTTTCTGCAACTGGCAACAAAGTTCTAATAGATAATACTTTTGGTTCAGACAATATTGTTCTTCAACATCATTCTGGCGCTACAATTATAATTGATTCAGATGGATCAGTTCATATGATATCATCTGGTAAAAAAGGTGTTGGTGTTATAGCTCCAAAAGGTGACGGAACAGTATATGCAAAAAATCATTTGATCTTAAAAGCAGATGGTAAAATAACAATCGAAACTGATGGTGATTTAGATTTAAATGTTGGTGGCGCATTTTCTCTCCATGTTAAAGGAGACATGCACACATATGTTGAAGGATCAATCGAAGAATTTACTGATGGTTCTAAAATTACAGAAGTTGTCAAGGACGTAAGTACAACTATTGCTGGTGACAATAGAACTACAGTTGCTGGCAATATGAGAACTCAAGTATCTGGAACAAATGAAATAGATGTTGCTAAAAACTTTACGATGAGATCAGACGAAAATACATCTATTGCAACTCAGAAAAATTTCAAACTTCAAGTTAAAGAGGACACTCTACAAGAGGGCAAAGGAAAGTTTGAAGTTCGTTCTGAAGGCAACATGTCTCATGATACCAAAGGAACTTTTACGACAAAAGCACAGGGCGATTTTAGTATTGAAACAAAAGGAAAGATGGACACGAAGGCTGAAGGAAACATGAAAGTTTCTTCTAAGGCACAATTGTTTATTCATTCTACTGGTGCTGCAGATTTAAGAAGTTCTACAACTGATATTGATGCTGGTGCACCATCGCCAGAAAACCCTGGCACTCCTGCTGATGTTGCAGAAGCACCAAAGGCGCAATACGCACCACCAGAGACTATTATAGACAATCTCAGCACAATTAGAGAAGCGCCAGACTTTCCTCAAAACGCAAGAAGAATGTCTAAGGGTGAATTTTCAGTTTATAAGAATGAGGGCAACAGACCTAATCCAAAAGCAGAAGCTGCTGCAGCATCTAGCCAAGGAGCGGGCGCACCACCTAAAATTTCGGATGGTGTGACACTTGATCCAAGATATTCTAATTCATATGATAGACCATCTGGTGTTTCCTCAAAAACAGCAGAAAAAAATCCACTGCCAATTCCAACATCAATTTATAATACAAATGAAAAAATTTCAAAGCATGTCACAGTCGGTCAAGTGTTAGGATTAAGAAGTGTTCCTGCTGGAAGACAAAAAGAAGTATTAATGGAAGCGATGAATGTAGCATGGAATATAATTGATCCATTGATAGAAAAGTTTGGTGGAAGAATACAAATAACAAGTTGGTATAGAGCCAATTCTGGCAATCACATTAAAGGTGGTGCAGTAGATTTGAGATGTTCTAATAAGAATGATGTACAAACTACTGCTGAAATCGCAGCATATGTTCGTGACAATCTTCCATACAGCAAAATTTTATTAGAAAAAAATGATAGCCCAGGAATCCATGTCCATTTAGAATCTGCAAAAGCAGGACAACAAGGTGGAGGAACTGTGTTGACATGTGCAGACCCACAATGTAATTCAAGCACCCCAGGTCTTCAATTATCATACGCAGTCGCAGCATTGAGAGGTAGATCAGTTGGCTAATAATCCTTTAACAGCAGAAGAACTAGCGGATATATCAAATCCTGCAGCTAATTATGTTGAGAATGTTTCTGCAAATCCATCATCGCAAGGAATGACTGCTGAAGAACTCGCAGACTTATCTAATCCTGCCGCCAATTATAATCAACCTGTTGGATTGACACCTGAAGAACAATCAACATTTGGCATTCCTGCCGAAGCTTATTTGGAAGACAAACAACCAAAACAATCAAATGTAGAAGCTTTTGATGAAAAAGGTGCAGCCCAAGGAAAATCACAAGAGCCAAATATTAATAAAGATACAACTGCCCAAGCTCAAATAGGCATGTATCAAAATCCAGGGTTTTTTGGCGACCAAAGCATGAAAAATTCTGATGTAGCTTTTAACAAAGCTATCAACATGTGCACTGCTGTTGCAGGGTTTGCTGTTTCATTACAGACAGCAAAACCTCCACCAAATTATGTAAGAACTCAGAGAAATTATATTCTAACCGACAGGGAAAAGGAATTAATTGAAAGAAAAGCAGGGGAGCTTTCACTTGCTGGCGTAATTCCATTGAATGTATTGAGAACATTTTTATACATTCTTGCAGCATTAGAAAATCCATATGAATTAAAATATGTTGCTCAAGTAACAGGTATAAATGAATTAGAAAATCAAATATATGTAAGAAACATAACAGGCATATTAGGCATTCAAGAAATATATAAAATAGGTTATTTGGCGAATGCCGTGGTTGCAGTCATAAGTGCCTTTTCATCTCAATATGGTACTGCTTCAGTTTATGCAGACCCATATCGTACTAGTATAGCCAATCTTCAACAATCTATAGAAATTTCAAGAGCATTGGGTGTATTGGCACCCATGATGATTACAACCGCACAGAATTTTTCAGGAAATATCGGAGTGTTAAATAATCCTCCTGCTCTTACTGATGCTGCTATACAAAGAACTGTTCAATCTGTTGCAACACTAGCAACTGGTGCTGCAATAAGTATTGCTGGTCCAATAGGAAGTTCAACAGCAAATATTAAAAATGTGGCGACTCAAGTTGGTGTTAGCGTAGTATTGGATGTTTTAAAACAAACTCCACTAGGAGGAGCCTTAAGACAATTTGGTATTATGGGAGGTCTAGCTGCAGGACCAGTATTACAACAATTTGGTGGGTATGCAGTAGGAAGTTTTATGTCGGAACTTTTAACTGGAAGTAGATTTCCTACACAAAAAATTGCAAACAACCCATCTCTTAGACCACCTTCCTATGCTGGAAAAGCTTTCTTTGGAGAAACTCCGTGCGCTTTGCCCGCAGTAGATCAATTATTCTGCAGAAAAGTAGGATCATTTGGAAACCCAACAGGTGGATGTGGTGCTGACTCATTTGGAATGCAAAATTTTGCATCTTTCGGAGGATCACAATCAATTGGATCAGTAGTTGCAAGAATGGTTACTGGTTCTGGCGTCGTTCCACCTACAACAACGTATTATGGTCAACAAATTGCAACTATGATATCGAATGTTTCTAACATTTTAAATGTGTCTACAGGAACTTCAATTGAAATGAGAAGATCAGATAATGCTATTCCATTCATGATTGGTTTAAGTGCAGCTATAGCTCAAGAATCTTTTAGTCCCTTTGAGTCAAGAACAATGATGGATGGTTGGAAGATGGCATCGTCTACTGCAAATGATATTCAAAAAACAAATCCTCAATATCTAGAAACATGTAAAACTTCATTATAAATAAAATTATGGCAATACAAAAAGTTTATTCAGATTTAACAACAGATTTAGACATCCACCCAATCAAGGGGGATTTGACGTTGCTTACAGATGAAGCAAGCGTTAAACGTTCTATTATCAATCTGATGTTCACAGAACCATATGAAAGATTTTTCAACCCTGATATTGGTGCAGGACTTAAAGCATATTTGTTTGAAAATATAAGTCCCGACACAGAATATATAATCAGAGAAAAAATAATAGAAGTAATTAATAATTACGAACCAAGAGCCAATATAATTAATGTGTCTGTGAAAGCTTTTCCTGATCAAAATTACTACTCGGCTTCTATTGTGTTTTCCGTTTTAACGAGCAACAATCCCTATACACTAGATGTAATTTTAAAAAGAGCAAGATAAATGGCAAACACAGGTTTCCTTTCTGTTTCAGAAACAAGTTTTGATGGCATAAAAAACAACCTTAAAACATTTCTTAAGACCAAAACAGAATTTCAAGATTATGATTTTGAAGGCTCTAACTTGAGTTCTTTATTGGATGTGCTTTCTTATAACACATATATGAACGCATATTATTTAAATATGCTTGGTAGCGAGATGTTTTTGGATTCTAGTCAGTTAAAAGAATCGGCTGTATCTCATGCCAAAGAATTGAATTATCTGCCAAGATCAAGAACATCATCTAAGGCTCTAGTCACCTTCACAATTAACACTGGTGGAACTCTTCCTGCTTCTATTATTATTCCAGAAGATTGTGTTATCAGAACAGTGGTTGATAATGTCAGTTTAGATTTTACAGTACCTGAAGATATTATTGTGACCTCTGCATCTGGTGTGTATAGTGTTCAAACTTATGTCTATGAAGGTAAGATTGTAGAAGAATTTTTTACCGTAAACGGGGCTACAAAATATATCCTACAGTCTGAAAATATTGACACAAACAGTATAAAAGTTCATGTCATAAATTCATCTGCTGATTCGACAAATAGTCAATATAGTTATGCTGAAAGTTTGGTTGGTCTAACCCCTCAATCTGAAGTTTACTTCTTACAAGGGTATAGAGATAATAGATATGAAATAGTATTTGGTGACGGAGTATTAGGGAAAGCACTAACGAACGGAAATATTGTTAAGGTAAAATATAGATCAACTAATGGTGAATTTGGCAATAGAGCTTCAAATTTTTCAACAACATCTAAAGTAGACGGTTATGATATAAACGTCACTACAAATTTAGTGGCTGTAGATGGTTCTGAAAGAGAAGATACAGAGACAATAAAATTCTATTCTCCTCGTTTCTATTCGGCACAAAATCGTGGTGTGACAAGAGACGATTTTGAAGCATTGGTAAGACAGAAGTTTCCTCAAATTAGAACCGTTGGTGTTTATGGTGGGGAAGATGCTGTCCCTCCCCTTTATGGAAAGGTAATTATTATTCCAGTTCCATATGGTAATATTCCAATATTATCTGATCAACTTAAGAAAGAAATTGTTAACTATCTTTCTACAAAAACTATTACAACAGAGGCAGTTATCAGAGACCCTGAGTACTTGTTTATTGAAATTTATTCTAGTGTAAAATTCGATCCTACAGTTACTACTAAAACTGCTACACAATTAAAGACTGATATTATTCAAACTATTAAATCTTTTGATGCAAATAATTTAGACGAATTTGGAAGTGATTTTAGAAAGTCTAAATTAGTAGCAGCTATAGACGATACTGATCCTTCAATTTTAAGTAATGATACTACAGTTAGAGCAATATATAAAATCGCTCCACAAAGAACTGTAACTCAAAAGATTGAATTTAGTTATGGTAATGCTTTATACAGACCTCTTCAATACGTATATCTAGAAACGGAACCAGAGGTGTTTAAGAGTAACGTGTTTACTTATGATAAAAATTCAACTTTATATAATGCATACATCAGTGATGATGGTGTTGGTACAATCAGAATTTATTATATAAACCAAGGTGGTCAAAGAATTATTCTTGAACCTAACATTGGAACAATTGATTATACAACAGGTGATGTTTCGTTTGATCTCAATCCATTTAATTATAGTGGAAGCATCGATCTCTATGCAAAAATGAATGATCAAGATATCACTGTAAAAGAAAGTAAATTTTTGAGAATAGATTATAGCAAAATTACTATTAATGTAGGAACATAATGTTTTCTGATTTAAAAAATATTTCCACTCTTGTAAAAAAACAATTCCCTTCATTTTATCTTGAAGAGGGAGGAAATTTTTTACAGTTTGTAAAAGCATATTATGAGTGGATGGAAGAACAAAATGGTCTTACATATAAAGCCAGAAGACTTGGTGAATTTACAGATGTTGATGAAACTTTAGATGATTACATTACGTATTTCATGAACAAATACATGCATGGAATACCAAAAAATGTTCTTGCAGACAAAAGACTTTTAGTTAAGCACATTAAAGATTTTTACTCATCTAAAGGTTCTATTGAAAATCTAAAATTGTTATTCAGAATAATGTATAACATGGACATCAAAGTATATCTTCCTCAAGTAGATATGCTTAGACCATCTGATGGAAAATGGATAAGAAGACAATTTTTAGAAGTAGTTCCATCATTATATCACTTCGATTATATTGGAAAATATATTATAGGAACTACATCAGGTGCCACTGCCTATGTGGAAGATGCCATTCGTTTTAATATTGGAAACCAGCCAATTTACTTGCTATACATATCAAATATAATTGTTGGTCCTACTGGTAGGTCTTTTATTGTTGATGAGCATGTTCTTTATGATGGTTTGACTATTCCAAATGCAGACAAAATTTTAGGTTCGGCTGTTGGAGCAGATGTAATAAGCTCGTCTGAAAACTTTACAATAGGTGATGTTCTTGTATCAAACGATACCACAGGAAAAAATATTAAATTTAATGTGAGTAAGCTTTTTGATTCGAATCTATCAAAAGGATATATTACATTTAAATTGATTGATGGTGGAGAAGGATATACTACAAACTCTCAAATCACAATTTCATATCTTACAGCTACAACTGGTGTTGGTGCGAATTTTAAAATTGGATCAATAATAAATCCTTATACATTTTTGCATAATAATACAGCAATTTATCCAGAAAGAAATACTCAAATAGCTGCAATAGATTATGGTGCCAATTTAAATAATGCAGCAGTATCTACTCTATTAGACGATGCTCTTTCTTTCAATAACATAACTGTTGGAACAATTGGTTCCTTGCGTGCTATTACTTCAGGTGACAGAAACTATAACGGAAGTCTTAGAGTAAATGTTTTTGAAGCACTAACAAATGGATATGGATGGATAGGTAGAAATGGTGGTATATGGGGAAACAATGCAATTATATCTGCTACTCCATCCACAGGAAATGGTGTAATTCAATCAGTAAAACTTCTTTCTTCTGGTTATGGTTATAATACTCAAGGAGAGTTGTTAGATTTTTATTGCGAGTCTAATACAAGTCTGCAAGCAAATCTTAGTATAATTATTGATGGGGTCGGATCGGAAGAAGGCTTTTGGCTAGACGAATCTGGATTTATAAGTGATAACAAATACATTCAAGATAGTTACTATTATCAAGAATATTCATATGAAATTCAAATTGAAAAATCATTGAATAAATATGTAGATATTGTTAAGAAACTGTCTCATCCAGTAGGAAATAGAATATTTGGTAAGCCTTTGATTATTGAAGTAGTCAACTCTGATGTAACTATAGCGGAAGAAAGACTTATAGCAGGAACTTGGGGTGCTAATCTTAATAATCCAGAATATACATATCTTCCTTTAGTAAATGGCGGAATCAACATTAAAGAAGAACGATAAAAATGGGTACTTTAAATAGAAATTTTAAAAATAAGTTTGTTGAAGAACTTATTAGTGATATAGATAATAATGAATCCAGCTACTATATCGCCTTTGGATATCCTTATCCTTGGGATGATGAATCCAATCCTCCTGCAGTCAATACTTCTATTAAAACATCATATTATGATGTGAGTAAAGGTTTGATTGATGGAAAAAAGGTGACAATATCAGATGTAGCGTACATGACTAGAAGAGTCAACTGGACTTCTAATACTGTATATGCTTATTACTCACATTTAGACCCAAATTTATATTCAAAAGATTTTTATGTAATTAATAGCGCAAACCGTGTTTATAAGTGTTTGTATAATAACAATGGTGCAAAATCTACTATTGAACCGACTGGAATTTCTTCTTTTGGAGATTTCGACACTGCTGATGGATATAAGTGGAAATACTTGTATACCATTCAAGCTGCAGACATGAATAAGTTTTCTACTGATGATTACATTCCAGTTTTAAATACAACTCCTGTCGCAGCGGCTGCTGAATCTGGAGCTATACATGTCATAGTAGTGGAAAACAGTGGAAATGATTATTTGTTTTCTACTGGAACTATTGATCAGAGTGTAAATTCATTTTGCTTCAAGATACCTAACACTTCAACATCCACAGTTTCAGGATCATACACACAATCGCTGTTTTATACTAGCGGTGCCTTTGATGACGGTGCGTCTGTCATTGCGGATTATGTAGTAAATACATCTGGAAGATTTGTTGTAACCCAAGACTCCATAACAGTAGGAACACCTTCGCCTTATACTATTTGTCCTCAAATAAAAATAACTGGAAATGGTTCAGGGGCTGGAGCTATTTGTACCGTAAATACCACAACAGGTTCAATTAGTTCAGTTCAAGTAATTGATAGAGGATCAAATTATAGGTATTCGTCTGTTGAAGTTATAGCAAATACATATTACGGTGCAAATGCATATTGCTATCCAATCATTTCACCTAAAGATGGTCATGGCAGCGACATTCAATCTGAAATAGGCGCAGACGTTATTGGTATTTCAGTAAGCACTAAGCCTACGGATAATTTGTATAGAGCAGACTGGCTATCATATAGACAAGCCTCTTTGATTTATAATCCTAAGCAATTCGCAAACGGAACTGCTTTATATACCTCATCAGTATTTAAACAATTGTTAGAAATTGATATAACTAACGTTTATGGAATTATGCCTTTCGGTGAAACTGTCACTGGATTTAATAGTGGAGCCACTGGAACAGTAATTTATATGGATACTACCAAGTTGTATCTTTTTGATATTGAAGGACAGTTTTTTGATTCTGAAATTCTTTCAGGATTGACAAGCGGAATAACATGTTCTTCAGTGAGCATAAATAATCCAGATATCGATAAATATTCTGGTGAAGTTTTCTATTACAAAAATTTTGAACCCATTACAAGAGAAGATTTATTTTCAGAGCAAGTTCAGCTCTACTTTAAATACTAAGGAATTAAAATGGCAGAGTTGCAAACAAATTTGAACGTAGCACCGTTTTTTGATGATTATAACGAGGACAAACAGTACTATCGTATACTTTTCCGTCCTGCAGTTGCAGTTCAAGCCAGAGAGCTTACTCAGATGCAGACAATTCTTCAGAAGCAGATTTCTCGCTTCGGAGATAGCATTTATAAAGACGGTAGTGTTGTTGAAGGTTGCAACTACACCACATATCCACAGCTAAAACAAATTAAGTTTAAAGATAGCACAGCAGCTACTTTAGATTTTGGACTTCTGACTTTAAATCATTCTGAAGTTTCTAATGGGTATCTTTTAGTTTCAAACACAACTGGTCTTCGTGCTGCTGTTTTCAGAGCATTTGAAGGTGCAGAATCTGTAGTTGATCTGGGACTACAAGATACAAATAGAGCATATGTACAGTATCTAAACACTGGCAATAATGCTGGCATTCAAGTTACAGAATTTAGTACATCGTCAGAACAAATTGACGTATACACTTCTACACAAGATAAAAATGGTACGTTGAATGCATCAAACAAAGCGGGCATTGTCTATACTCTTTCTTCTAATGCTACAGTAAATGCACTTGGCGTTGGTTATGGCATACATTTTGGTCAAGGAATAATTTATCAAAAAGGATTTTTCTTAAAATCTCTTCCTGACAATTTTGTTATTAGAGAACACGTTTCAAATGCTGCTGGCATTGTTGTAGGATTTGATACTGCCGAATATATTGTATCACCAGTCGAAGATTCTTCATTGAATGATAATGCTCTTGGAAGTTCAAATTATGCTGCTCCAGGCGCCTATCGCCTTAAGTTGGTTCCTACTGCTGTTTATTATGATACAGCAAATGTCAACGTTACAATTCCCTCTAACTTCCTTCCAATTCTTGAGTTTGATGGTGGAGATGGAAGAATTGTTGAAGCTAACAGAGACCCACAATTAAGCACTCTTGGAGACACACTTGCAAAAAGGACTTCAGAAGAGTCTGGAGATTATGTTGTTAAGTCGTTCCAAATCGACGTTACAACACATGAATCAAATAACCAATCATTTTATTACATTGCATCCCCAGGAATTGCATACGTTGATGGATACCGTGTGGAACTTCTTTCACCAAGAAAGATTGAAGTTCCTAGAGCAATAACAACAAACTCAATATCAAATCAAATTGTCAGTGTAAGTTTTGGTAATTATGTTCAAATTAATAATCTTTCAGGAACATTTGATTATCCAAACATTGAAGAAGTAACAATTTACGACGCTAAACAAGAAACGCTTACAAGTAGTCAAGCAAGATCAACACCAAGTGGAAATATTGTTGGAAAAGCAAACATCCGTGGCGTAGGATACTACAGTGGAAATAAAGGAACAGCAAGCGCAATACACTTGCTTTATATTTTCAATGTAAGAATGAATGCTGGTAAAAAGTTTGAAAATGATGCTAAGAGCTTCTATGTAACCAATGCTACATATGGTGAATCATATGCAGATATTGTACTAGACTCATTTGGCAAGGCTACAATTTATGACACATCGTTGTCTAAAGCAATATTTAATACAGGTTTAAGTGGTGTAAGAAGACTAACAAATTCATCTGGTGTCAATGATACAAACTTTGTTTACAAAGCTATTGTTTCAGGAACACTTACACCATCAGGAACAGGATCAACAGCAACATTCAATTTAGCTGGTTCAGATATTTACAATTACGGAATTGGTTATTTAACTGACGTTCAAGCATTAGAAGCAAACTTTATATTTGCTCAAAATACAACTTCAAATAGTATCATTACTAATGCAATAGTTGCAGCATCAAATAGCACATCTTCTAATATCGGTTCTACAAGCACATTTACAGACAACTTTGTTGTTGGTCAAGGAATTAAACTTACTAATACAACAACGTCAAGTGCTACGTATCATACAATTACTGAAATTTTTAACGCTAATTCTTTTGCTGTAACGCCTAATACAAGCTTACAAGGAAATCTAGTTCTTCAAAGATTTTATAGATCAGGAACACATGTAGATACACTTGGTAGCGGTAATACAGTAAGAATTGATACTTCTACATCAGCAATTCTTGATTTAATAATTTCGCCAGATTCTCCATCTTATACAATTTATGGGCAGATAAATGTTTCAAGAAACCCTGCGACACCAATCAAGAAAATTGTAAACAAAGACGTATATGTAAAAATTGATTGTAACACGCATCCTAATGGAATAAATGGTCCATGGTGTCTTGGATTCCCTGATGTATATAAAGTTTCAAATGTTCATTTTGGATCAACGTATAGTACATCAAACCCCGATAAGGGAGACTGGTTTGATCTAGTAACTGGTCAGACTGATACTCATTATGGTATGTCTCAACTAGTTATTATTCCAAAATATAAATCTAACCTTACAAATACTTCTAAGCTATTAATTAAATTAAACCATTTTACACCACAGTTTTCATCATCTCAGTTTGGATTCTTCTCAGTAGATTCTTATCCAATTGATGATGCAAATACTGCAAATACTTCTGCAATTCAAACCGCAGAAATTCCAATCTATGTTGATAATAGCTTAGTACAATATGATCTTAGAAATCATATTGATTTTAGATTTGTAGTTGCTAATACTGCTACAAGCACAACAAGTGTTGCTTCAGCAACAATAAACCCTGCAGTGAATATAACTTCTTTCAACAAGGGAAGTTCGGGTCAACAGTTTATTGCAGAACCAGGAACAAACTTTACATATGATGTAGAATATTATCTTCCAAGAGCAGATGTTTTCATTATCAATAAAGATGGTTCGCTGGACGTAAAACAAGGCATTCCTTCATTGAGACCACAACTTCCTGCTATAAATAAAACTGGTCTACCAATAGCAGAAATTTTGGTTCCACCTTATCCGTCATTAACGTTTAAAGAAGCAGAATAAAATTATGACATATAAAAGAAAAGACCTTGCTGTACAGGTAAATATTAAGTCTATTAAGGGTTATACAATGCGTGAAATTGGCGCATTGGAAGAAAGAATTAAGAGACTTGAATATTATACTGTTCTTAATGCTCTTGAACTTGATACAAAAACTTTGTCTATTCGTGATGCTGCTACAAATCTTGAAAGATTTAAGAATGGCATTTTCGCTGATCCCTTTAATGATCACACGTTAGGAAAAACGGAAGACAGAGAATATAGAATTGCAATAAGTTCATCTAAATCTATAGCAAGACCAAGTTTCAATCAATTATTTCATAATTTTAAACTAGTTACAGGAACCAGTTCAAATATAAAAGTTTCTGGCAGAATTGCAACTCTTAATTATACGAGTGAATTTCTTGGAGGAAATCCATTTGCTACAAATTACAGAAACTGCACTGACTCCACTTACAAGTTCAATGGTTATTTGAGACTATTTCCCAACTTTGATAATATTAATCAAGTAACTCAAATTGCTCCTCAGAATAT